AGTGGCGCAAGCCCGATGCGTACAAGAAACATGAACAGAAGAGAGCAAAGCGTAACGCTAACAAAAAAACACGGCGTAAGCATTGGCTGTCTCGTTTCAAGTTACATCATGGGTGTAGCGTTTGTGGTGAGAAAAATTTGCATCCCACTATGTTTCATATGGATCACATTGATCCGTCTACAAAGATTGCCAACGTGAGTGATCTAGCTACTGGTAATCTAAGACGTTTCATGGATGAGGTGCGCAAGTGTCGCGTCATTTGTTTTATGTGTCATGTAGAACACACAGCAGAACAGCGTAAAAGAGGAGAGTTACAATGACTAACATCTGGAAACTAATCATGGATTGGCGGTATAATCCGCTGTCCCATATACCTGACACAAACACACGGCACATGGTGATGCAGGTGCTGGCATGGATGTGGTGCATTATCTTTGCCATGTCTGTAGGCTCTATCACTGTCTTTGGTATCAGTGCCATTGCCCATGCCCTGCTGATTGCTGGTGTGTTCATCACGGCAGGTGTGTTTGAAACAGCCAAGCGTAAGCCTAATTACTTTGGTGGCTTGGGTAGAGGCAATGGAGGTGAGCATGAGTAAGAAAACATACTCAATACTAGTAATGGGTACAGTGGAACGCAGAGTTATTGTATCCGGTAAATCACTGGCAGAGGCAGAAGCGAATGCCGATACAGAGTGGGCAAACCTGACAGGTGGTCATGTCGGCACTGCTGAATGTATAGAGGCACACGAAATAGAGGGCAGTGAGCATGAGTAAGCTATGGCACAAGGTAAAGTACTACTACCTCACCCATGATGGCATTGAGATGGCCCTGTTTGCAGCAGTGCTAGGTTCCTTTGCTTGGATAGGCTATCACACTATCGTTGGAATTATAGGACGATTCACATAAAAAGGAGATTGACAATGGAAATAACACATGAGCAAAGACTACAGATGCTACAGGCACACAACGAATTGAAGGACGTGCTGTCCACAGTTTATGACTGCCAAGACCTGTGGATGTCTGACATACGCAAGCTAGAAAAAATGTACAGTGACCTGCACCGCATCTTTAAGTTTGTACCCAAAGAGGATGAGGACGGGCATCGTATGCACTACGCAGATTGGGTGCTTGCAGAGGACGATAGTGCTTGACTACGTGTATCCTTTGTGATACAACATAATTCTCAGTTGCCAATATGAAAGGAGACAACTATGCCTTTAGATTCACCAATGTATACAGCAGAGGAACTGCTGCCGGAGAACCTCAACTTCCCTGTGGAGTATGAGGCAACGAAAGTATCCGACAAGAAGTATGTCATCAACGGTAACACCGGAGACTATCTTGGCATTGTCGGTAGTGGGTTCAAATGTGCCAATCATGGAGACTTCTTCGTAGGTGTACACGATACCATCACGGAGAACCTTGGCAAGGATGAGTGTGAGAGCATGAACCTTCGCTTCAGGACTGCACGTAATAATGCTTGGGTCATGGCTGACATGTCATTGCCTGAAGTGACTGCACGTATTGAGTCCGACAAGCACAGCACCACTATTGCACAGCGTATCATTGCCCTGCATGGGGTGGACGGTAGCTGTTCCAATCAGGTGTACTTTGGGGCCATCGACTTCTTCTGCACCAACGGTATGATTACCGGCGAGTATGATGATATCCGTCGCAAGAATACCAGTGGGTTTGACATGGACAAGTTCATCAAGGAACTGAAGGGTTCGACACAGGCTTTCTATGCACAGTCAGAACGACTGCAGCGGTTCGCAAACAAGACACTGTATGTCGGTGACGTTAAAGCTATGCTTGAGTCATTGCTCAAATCAGACCGTGTGTCAGAGAAGATGCTCACCTTGTACAACCAAGAGGCTGCAACCCGTGGCCAGAATGCTTGGGCATTGTACAGTGCCTTCACGAACTATGCCAGCTATGCTGATGAGCGTAATGGTTTCGGGCTGCGTAACACCGGCAAGGATACCAGTGCCATCACGATGTTCCGTCGTGAGAATCAGGCTGCGCAGTGGGTGAACAGCACAGAGTTCAAGGAGTTGCTTGCAGCATGATAAAGTCACCAAACAGGAAGGGAGACATTATGGAACTGTCCATGTGTCTCCACTTCTTAGAGGAAGGAAACGAAGTATTCAAGAATGTAGGATGCACCGGCCCCGTAGACTTTATCGTGTTAGATAAAGAGACGGGCGAGGTGCGTCTGTATGACAGCAAGAAAGCAAATGCACACACAGCACAAGATAATACTATCAGTGTGGGAACTAGCGGTGCAACGGATGAACAAAAAAGATTGGGCGTAAGGATTGTTACATCTTACAACGGCCAAGTCTTTGAGGACAAAGATAGAGTGAGGGTATACTTCGATGAAAACGGTAACCGACTTAGTAAATAAATACTATTCTTCCAACGATTTCAGTATGTTGAGGGAGCGTAGTCAGAGAGACTATAAATACTTCCTTAACATATTGGTCGAGGAGTTTGGTGATGTCAGATATGACAAGCTGACTAGCAAAGAAGCCAAGCATGCCTATGAGCAGTGGGTCAAGCGTGGTATCACTCTTGCTAATCATGTGTGTACTGTATCGTCGCTGGTGTATCGCTACGGCATTGACATGGAGTATGCACTTGTCAATCCGTTTGCCACTATCAAACGTAAGACACCACCACAACGTAAGGTAGTGTGGACAGAAGATCATGTGCGTCAATTCCTTGACAGGTCGTATGGTCTGTGGGGTAGCCGTAGCTTGGGGCTGATAGTCCACATGGCATACGACTGGTGCCAGCGGCTAGGTGACATGCGCCTGCTGCAGTGGGACAACATCGACTTTGATGGTCGTAAGCTGAACCTTGAGCAGAGCAAGCGCAGGGCAGAGGTGTGCCTTCCTATAGGTGATGACCTATACGACATGCTTGTGCAGCAGCATGAGGACTTTGGCTTTCAAGACTACGTGGCACCCCGTGTGTTTCCACATAGGGGTAAGTACCACCCGTACAGCATGGAGCGTCTCAGCAAGGCTGGTAGGGCTGTTATGAGGTCAATAGGATTGCCAGAAGAGTTACGACTGATGGACTTACGTAGGACAGGCACAACACAGATGGTTGAGGCTGGTGTACCTATGGGTCAGATCATGTCAGTGACAGGACACAGTAACCCACAGTCAGTGAAACCTTACATGAAGAATACATATGCCAGTGCAAATAGTGCATTGACAGCACGTAAGTCTCATGGTAAAAGCACTTAACTGCCGCAAAGGAAAGTGATATATACATGGATAATATATATAACATTGTAAGTGATATGGATGTGCCTGTAGGTATGACCAAGCGTATGGCTTGTCCTAACTGTGGGCAGAAGACATTCACGGTTACGAACAACATGGGTTCGCTTGTATGGAATTGCTTTCGTGCATCCTGTGGCATCAAGGGTGGCACACGTATCCGTATGACTGCCGATGACATCCGTACTGGCTTTGCTGGTGCAGATGACTTTGCCAAGCAGGATATATTCACCATGCCTGACTACGTTGTACCACACAACTTCGACATTGCAGAGATTGCTATGGAGTTGTATGGTCTGGATGCCAAGGCACTTGGCTTGATGCATGACGTGAAGGAGAACCGCATGGTCTTCCCTATCGTGCATGATGGCAAGGTGGTAGATGCTACTGGTCGTTCATTGGGTAAACGATTACCTAAATGGCGACGGTATGGAAAAAGCGGCTTGCCTTATGTTTCAGGACATGGTAAAGTCGCCGTAGTTGTTGAGGACTGCTTGAGTGCAGCCGTTGTTGGTTACGGCACCTTTGTCGGGGTTGCGCTTCTAGGCACGTCATTGCAAGAGACGCATAAAGGGTATCTCTCGCAGTTCTCAACAGCAATCATTGCGCTAGACCCCGATGCGCTGCCAAAGACTTTGATTATGGCAAAGGAATTACGAGGGCATGTCAACGATGTTCGTGTCCTTCGACTAACCGACGACTTGAAATATCGTAACCCGACAGATATGGAGAACCTTCATGGAATTATCAATAATTAGGAGCCTGATGGACAAGTCATTCTACGATGACCATCGTGGCTCCAAGTGTCCACAGCGTTTGTTTAGTAAGGACGTGCGGAAGATCAAGCAGGCGATAGATACTGCTATGGACAGGTACGAGCGTAGCGTTACGCCTGATGAGATAGAAGCCCTGTTCATGTCCAACAATCCTACGCTGACCACAGCGCAGAAGCAGGCATACTCTAGCCTGTTTGCACAGGTCAAACGTGAGGAGCCTATGGGCGGTGACGTAGCACAAGAGGTGTTATCCAAGCTGTTCCAACAGGTTGTAGGTGAGGACGTAGCTAACATTGGCTTTGATATGGTCAATGGTGATGCGGGTAGCCTTGAGTCCCTGCGTAGTTTGCTGGAGCGTTATGGTGATGACTTCATACCTGACCTTAACATTGAGTGGGATGACATTACCATTGAGACACTCATGGCTAAAGCAGAACTAGAAGCACGTTGGGCATTTAACATAGGCCCAGTTACACGCAAGGTAGAGGGTGTATCGGGCGGTCAGCTTATCGAAGTAGGCGCACGGCCTAACACAGGTAAGACATCTTTCCATGCAAGCCTGATTGCTGGGCCGGGTGGCTTTGCCCATCAGGGTGCCAAGTGTATTATCTTGTGTAACGAAGAGCCTACCCACCGTGTCGGTGCTAGGTATCTTACTGCTGCCGCTGGCATGTCAGCCCGTGAGGTACGGGACAATATGTCTAAGGCACAGGCTATGTATGAGCCAGTGATGAACAACATCAAGATCAAAGAGGCGGGTGGTCGTGACATGGCATGGGTTGAATCCGTATGCAAGTCATACAAGCCTGACATCCTTGTGCTTGACATGGGTGATAAGTTTGGTGTGCAGGGTTCCTTTGCACGACAGGACGAAGCACTCAAGGCATGTGCCATATACGCTAGGCAGATTGCCAAGACCTACGACTGCGCCGTGTTCTACATGTCACAGCTATCAGCAGAGGCAGAGGGACGCTCACAACTTAACCAGTCCATGATGGAAGGTAGCCGCACAGGTAAGGCAGCAGAGGCTGACCTGATGATCCTGATAGGCAAGTCACCTTCTGTTGAAGGGCAAGAGGAAGACAGCCCACTACGCCACATCAACATAGTCAAGAACAAGTTGAATGGCTGGCACGGTATGGTAAACTGTAACCTCGACTACTTGACAGCGAGGTATGAAGAATGAGGACAAAGCGATTCAGTAAGGCAGACTTTGAGCGTTATGATAATGCAGCACGACAGATGACACAGAAGCATCTTGAACTTACAGGACACACTGTGGTGCCACACCCTGACAGGTACGCACAAGACCTTATAGCTACGAAGGATGACACATCTATCCTCGTGGAGTGTGAGGTTAAGGTAGTGTGGAGTGGCAACACGTTTCCCTATGAGACAGTGCAGTTACCACAACGCAAACAGAAGTTCTTTGCCCAACCCACACTGTTCTACATATGGAACAAGCAGCTTAATTGTGCTGTTACCTTCTTGTCTGAAGACATAAAGGACTTGACACCTGTCGAGGTTCCTAATAAATATGTACACAAGGGCGAGTACTTCTTCCAGATTCCTCTGGAACTAACCAACAAAGTAAAGGTAAGGATTAAAGATGAAGCTAACACTTGATGTAGAGAACACTGTCACCAAGCGTGATGGCAAGACACACATGGACCCGTTTGAGCCAGATAATTCCCTGACTATGGTTGGCATGTTGGATGACAGAGGAGTGCAGTGTATCGTCACATTTGACCACAACGACGTGCCAGCAGATGACTTTGGGCATACTGTTGTACAGGAGTGGCTGGATAGGGCCACTGTACTTATCATGCACAACGCATCGCATGACTTGCTTTGGCTATGGGAGTCCGGCTTCAAGTATGATGGCCCTGTGTTCGACACGATGCTGGCAGAGTATGTATTGCAGCGTGGCATCAAAGAGCCTCTGTCTCTTGAGGCTTGCGCTGATCGCTATGCACTGGACACTAAGAAGCAGGACACTTTGAAGGAGTACTTCTCTAAAGGTTACAACACACGTGAGATACCGTGGGACACACTGGTATCCTACCTGTCGTCTGATCTAGGTGCTACGCAGCAGTTGTCTGATCGTCTGATGCTTAGACTAAATAGTAAGGAAGACAGCGGTCTACTAAGCACTGTTGATCTAACAAATCAAGTTGCTGTTTGCTTGTCACGTATATACCAACGTGGTTTTGCAGTGGACATAACTGCACTTGAGGATGTTAGGAAACAGTTTGAGCAGGAGCGTGACGATCTGCAGCGTGACCTACAGCAGCATGTACGTACACTGATGGGTGATACACCTATCAACCTTAACAGCCCAGAGCAATTGTCTTGGGTTGTGTATAGTCGCAAGGTTGTAGACAAGCCATCATGGGGCAATGCTGTTGACCCATACATGAGTAGTGCAGAGTTTGATCGTATGATATCTGCCGGTACAGAGAGAATGTACAAGACGCAAGCAACACAGTGCCATGCCTGTAATGGTACTGGACATGTAAGAAAGGTTAGGAAAGATGGAACACTTTATGCAAAACCCAATCGCTGCACGGTATGCAACGCTAATGGCTATAGGCTTAATAGTACTGGTACTGTTGCGGGTCTTAGATTCAAAGCCCCGTCTGCTAAGTGGGCTAGTGCAAATGGTTTCAGCACTAGCAAGCAGAACCTTGAGACGCTAGAGAAATCAGCCCGTGTCAAGGGAATGACAGATGCAGTAGACTTCCTGTCAAAAGTTCGACGCTTGTCTGCTGTAGATACATACCTGTCATCATTTGTTGATGGAATACGTATGTACACCAAGCAAGATGGTAAGCTGCATGTACGCTTGACACAGCACATGACATCCACTGGTAGGTTCAGTGGTCGTGATCCTAACATGCAGAACATGCCACGTGGTGGCACCTTCCCTGTCAAGAAGGTATTCGTATCTCGTTTCAACGATGGCAAGATTATGGAAGCAGACTTTGCACAGCTTGAGTTCAGGGCTGCTGCATATCTATCACAGGACGGAGTTGCAATTGATGAAGTATCTACTGGGTTTGATGTACACTCATATACCGCTAAAGTTATTACCGCTGCTGGTCAGCCTACGGATAGGCAGACTGCAAAGGCTCACACGTTTGCACCGCTTTATGGCGCAACAGGCTTTGGGAGAACGCCAGCGGAAGCAGAGTACTACACACACTTCACGAAGAAGTACAAGGGCATCGAACTATGGCATGCCAAACTGGCTAAAGAGGCTATAGCTACAGGCAAGATCACTACGCCATCTGGTCGTGAGTTTGCCTTTCCCGATGTTACACGCAATCATCGTGGTCGTGTAAGTAACTTTACACAGATCAAGAACTATCCCGTGCAGTCCTTTGCAACAGCAGACATTGTTCCTATTGCACTGCTGCACATTGATAAACTACTTGACGGCATGCAGTCATGTGTGGTAAACACAGTACATGATTCAATCGTCATTGACATACATCCAGACGAAGAAAGGAGAGTCATCGACATAATACATCAGACTAACAAAGACTTGCCTGACTTGATTACCCTACGTTGGGGGTTGGTATTCAATGTTCCACTAGAACTAGAGGCAAAAATTGGCCCCAACTGGCTTGACACACATGATGTGTCGTGATATAACTATGGATTCAAACTCGAAAGAAGGAGTATAAAACACATGGAACTGACAACAATAGACACTAACAATTACGCCGCAATGGCAAAGGCAATGGGCATTGCTAACGAAACATCTAGTGAGCGCAAGCAAGCTAGCACTCTTGCCCGACTACGCATCAATCACTCACCTGTAATGGGTGAGGCAGAAGTAAAAGGTAAGACCGTTAACATGGAAGTAATTAGCGGCGGTACATACAGGCTTGAGGTGCCTGATGGGCCTACTTACTATGCGGAATCTGTAAAGATTCGTCCGTACCTGCAACGCTTTATGTACAAGCGGTTTGTACGTGGCATGGGTGATACACCTAATCGCTACGTTAAGACTGTCATGGCTGACAATCTCAACATCGACTTGAAGGATAACGATGGTGGGTTCAACTGTGGTAAGCCTGCTGGTTACATTCAAGACTTCAAGGCTTTACCAGAGAAGACACAAGACTTGATCCGGCAGATCAAGCGTGTTCGTGTAGTGCTTGGCACTGTGCAACTTGTGAATGCCACAGATGCTAATGGTAACGCAGTGGATGTAGAGGAGACACCATTCATCTGGGAAGTAGAGAACCGTGATGCGTTCAAGAACGTAGGCGGTGCCTTTACTCAACTCGCTAAGATGAAGCGACTGCCTGTACAGCATCTGATTACTGCCAACACAGAGGAGCGCAAGATTCCTACTGGTGCAGTATTCTATCTGCCTGTCGTGTCACTTGATGTAACCAAGACCCTTGAACTTACTAACAAGGAACAGGATATGTTTGGTGACTTCATGCAGTGGGTACAGAACTACAACGAGTATATCATCAATGCGTATGCAGAGAAGGCAACGCATCGTAATGACGACGATGATGAGTTCATTGTAGATGGCCTCGTGGACATCGAAGTAGAAGAGGTAGCATAATGAACCACCCTGCTGAACTGGCTGTGCATCAGTACATGGAGAACGCTGTTAAGGGTAAGTCCTCAATGTCAGAGGATACCATTAAACAAGTGGGTCAAGATGTAATGAATGCACTTGAACGCCAGTTTGGTGGGGGTAACAAGCGAGATAAGTTTGGTCTGCGTATGTCTAATGTAGGCAGGCCAACTTGTCAGCTTTGGTTTGAAAAGAACGAACCGGAGAAAGCGTTACCCTTTCCTACAACATTCGTAATGAACATGATGCTTGGAGATATCGTAGAAGCAGTCTTCAAGGGTCTTCTCAAAGAAGCAGGAGTAAAGTATGAAGATGATGAAAAGGTTACTCTGCAACTTGATGACGATACATCCATCACTGGCACCTATGATATTGTTATTGATGGTGCTGTTGATGATGTTAAGTCAGCGTCTAACTGGTCATACACTAACAAGTTTGATTCCTTCGACTCTCTTAGACAGGGTGATGCTTTCGGGTATATAGCCCAGCTTGCTGGATATGCGAAGGCAGCAGGTAAACGTGCTGGTGGCTGGTGGGTAGTGAACAAAGCTAATGGCGAGTTCAAGTATGTACCTGCTACTGGTATGGACGTTGATGAAGAAGTAAGTAAGATTAGAGACACAGCCTACACTATGGAAGAGAACAGGTTTGAGCGTTGCTTTGACCCTGTGCCTGAAACATTCCGTGGCAAGCCTACAGGTAATACAATACTAGGCACTGAGTGTGGCTTTTGTCGTTACAGATTTACGTGCTGGCCGGGGCTAAAGGAATTGCCTGCTGTTGCATCACAGGCCAAGCAGCCTAAGACTGTGGCCTATGTAAGTTTGGCAGAGCAATATGCCTAGCTACGTAGCATTCAGAGCAGCACGTAAGTATGGATATAGGAGTGGCTTAGAGCATAAGCTATCTGTTTATCTGGATGAACTCAAGGTTAAGTATGACTACGAGAACATCAAGATTGAATGGGAAGACTTAGCCTACCGCACCTATACTCCTGACTTTATCTTAAACAACGGCATCATTATTGAGACAAAGGGTATGTTTACAGCGGCAGATAGACGCAAGCATCTTGCAATCAAGAAGCAGCATCCTAAGTTAGACATTCGTTTTGTGTTTGAGAATAGCAGACGCAAGCTACGTAAGGGTGCCAAGTCTACCTATGCCGAATGGTGTATTAAGTATGGGTTCAGATACTATGATCGTATCATACCAGAGGACTGGCTTAAAGAGAAAGGAAAGAACAAGCACCCCAAGTTCATCAAGTTTAGTGGAACCAAAGTGAAAAGGAGATAGACATGACAGACCGTATGACAATAGATGATGAAGACTTTATAATACGTATACGTCCCAGCATAGAAGAGGGTGGAGAATGGACAGGCGAGATTGATATATCAATTATCTCGCAACCAGATAATCCTCTCAATGATGAGGGCTATGGACAGGTCATGCATTTCTGTAAGATGATGTGTGCTACTGTGCCTATCATGGAAACTGATGAGCAGCTTAGAGATACAGTTCATAGTTACGTGCTAGAGGTTGTTGACAACGAGCCTGAAGATATGGTAGAACAAGACAATCAAGACATCACCATTACTCACGAGGATGGTAACATAGTTAGACTTAACTTCAACAGTAAGACAGGGGGTTCAGCATGAGACACGAGCAGTATATGAAGCAAGCATCTAAACAGTCAGACGTACTACAGGATATCATAGGCACAGCAGATCGTATATGTGATAAGATGGATATGGTCAATAGTCCTTCACACTACAATCAGTCTGGTATTGAGTGCATCACTGCTATTCAGGCAGCACTAGGCCCAAACTTCAAGTACTACCTACAGGGTAATATTATGAAGTACCTGTGGCGTTTCGATTACAAAGGTAAGCCCTTAGAGGACTTGGATAAAGCACAGTGGTATCTCACTGCTCTAAGGGAAGATGTGGCGGCGAGTGATGAAAGTTAAAGTATTTCTTACTCTGGACATTGATCCAGAAGAATACCCAATACCTGCTGATGAAGATGTTGGCACAGAGATTGAAGACGGAATACGTGAGTACTTCTATGATGTAGATGGTGCTGATATTAAACACATTAAAACACTAACGGAGTGAGAGATGAACAACTACCTGCCTACAGACTATCAGAACTTCATTGCTCTTTCACGGTATGCCCGATGGAAAGAAGATGAACAGCGTCGTGAGACATGGGGTGAAACAGTAGAACGATACTTTGATTATATGACAAAGCACCTCAAGAGCAAGCACAAGTATACCCTGTCAGATGAACTGCGTGGTGAACTTGAACAGGCTGTATTGAATCAGGATGTCATGCCTAGTATGAGAGCATTGATGACTGCTGGCCCTGCACTGGACAGATGCCACGTAGGTGGGTACAACTGTTCATATGTGCCTGTAGACCATCCCCGTGCATTCGATGAGACAATGTACATACTCATGTGTGGCACAGGCGTAGGCTTCTCTGTTGAGCGTGAGAACGTAGACAAGCTGCCTATGGTTAATGAAGACATGCAGGAAACAGATACAGTAATCAAGGTTGGCGACAGCCGCCCCGGCTGGGCAACATCCCTGCGTGAACTGATCTCTTTGTTGTATGCTGGCAAGATTCCTAAGTGGGATGTGTCAGATGTACGCCCTGCTGGTGCAAGGCTGAAGACATTCGGTGGTCGGGCTAGTGGCCCTGCACCGCTGGAAGAACTGTTTCAGTTTATCATTGACAAGTTTAAAGCAGCTACGGGCCGTAGGTTGTGGCCTGTAGAGTGTCACGATATCATGTGTAAGATTGGTGAGGTTGTAGTTGTAGGCGGTGTACGTCGTAGCGCACTCATCAGCCTGTCCAATCTTGGTGATGACCAGATGGCACATG